CCACGAAGATATGTTTATTATACCTAGGTCTCAAATTATTACTATGATTGAAGTAGAAGAAAAATTTGTTGGGTTCTACGAAGATCATTTAAGTGATAAATCTATGTATAGAAAATCAAGGTCAACTAAACGCAAATCTAATTCTAAAAGACAAAACCCTAAATCTCAAGAAGGATTCTTAGGATCTATTAAAGAAGCTAAAGGATTTTTAGAAGACATATATAATAAATCTTGAAAGCGCAACATTGCTAGTATACAGGAATTCGCTGGGTCTGTCAAGCCCCTTTACATTAGAGTGATTTCGTGTTATACTTTGGTGATAAACGATACAAGTAAATGTCAATAGTAATTAAACCTATGGCTAGAAGAGCAACAAAAGAAAACTACGTTAATAACAAAGAGTTTCTAGATGCTCTGATGGTGTATCGTCAACAGGTTGCTGTTGCCATAGAATCAGATAAAACTAAACCAAGGATTCCAAATTATATTGGAGAGTGTTTTTTAAAGATTGCCACTCATCTATCATACAAACCAAACTTTGTTAATTATATGTTTAGGGAAGATATGATATCCGATGGAATAGAAAACTGCGTTCAGTATATCGATAGATTTAATCCAGAAAAATCTACTAATCCTTTTGCTTACTTTACTCAAATTATTTACTTTGCTTTTCTTCGCCGTATTCAACGAGAGAAAAAGCAACTAGAAATCAAAGCTAAGATTCTGGAGCGTTCTGGGTTTGATGAAGTTTTACATATGGATAGTCACAGCGGTGATATGATGGGATACAATAATAGTTCGGATATGAATAGCATTAAAGAAAACCTTGAAATGAGATCTAAACGATGACGATTGCTTTGATTACTGACCAACACCTTGACGGAAGAAAAGGTAGTGTCGCTTTTTGGGAATACTTTCAAAAGTTTTATGATGATGTTTTCTTTCCAACCCTCGAAAAGCATAACATCAAAACTATTATTGACCTAGGAGATACCTTTGACAATCGCAAAGGCATTGACTTTAATGTATGGAATCGTGTGCGTCGTCATTACTTCGAACGCTTAGAAGATATGGGTATCTTCGTTCATATGATTCTCGGTAATCATTGTGTCTACTATAAGAATACAAACGAGATTAACTCACCAGAACTTCTACTCAAAGACTTCAACAACATCGAAATCTACTCTCGCCCAGAGACAGTAAGTATTGATGGCACTTTGATTCTAATGTTGCCTTGGATCAACTCAAACAACTATTATGATACCTTGAAGCATCTTGAAGGCACTGGTGCGGAGATTGTAATGGGTCATTTAGAGTTGGATGGATTTGAAGTAACTCCTGGTATGAAGCACGAAGGTGGTATGAAACCAGAAATTTTCTCTAAGTTTAAACAAGTATTCTCAGGTCACTATCATCACAAGTCATCCAAAGGCAACATCACTTACTTAGGTAATCCCTACCAGATGTTCTGGAATGATTACAAAGACGAGCGAGGATTTCATCTCTATGAACCAAAGACAAATAAACTCAAGCGGGTCAAGAACCCTTATGAGATTTTCCAGAAAATCTATTATAATGATTCTACTGATTCTCATCTCAGCTTCGATACCAGTCTCTGTAGAAATTCTTTTGTCAAGATTATTGTAGACGACAAAAAAGATTATCTAGCATTTGAAAAGTTTGTAGATGTAATCTTTTCACAACAACCACATGATGTAAAGATTATTGAAACTTTAATTTCTGGCGACGTTGAAGATATAGAAGAAAATCTTGAGATTAAGGATACGTTAACTCTTCTGAATGAATACATCGATGAAGTGGAGTTAACCGTCAACAAAGATAAACTCAAAAATCTTATGAAGACTCTATATATTGAGAGCTGTGAGGTAGTGTAATGTTTCTCATCACTCTCAAAGAACAACCAGAAGGCGTATACTCGGTGGTTGACGACGAGGGAGATCATGTGGTATACTTCTTTGAAGATGAAGACGATGCTGAAAGGTATCTCGGATTACTCGAAGCAAACGATGAAGATGAAGACCTTCCTCCCTTAATGACATACGAAATAGATCCTAAAGCAGGTGTCAGTATGTGTGAGTTGAGAGGAATGAAATATCTTATCGTAGAACCTGACGACATTATTGTGCCCCCTAGATCATATGATAATCTTCAAGACAATTAAGTGGAAAAACTTTCTTTCAACTGGAAATCAATTCACTGAAGTTGAACTTACAAAAGAAAAAAGCACGGTTATCGTGGGAGCAAATGGTGCTGGTAAAAGCACCATTCTTGATGCGCTTACTTTTGCTTTGTTTGGCAAACCCTTCAGAAAGATTAATAAACCCCAACTTCTAAACTCTATCAATCAATCTGATTGTGTAGTAGAATTAGAGTTCGATGTTGGAAAGAATAAATACAAAGTGGTGCGTGGCATCAAACCAGCAAAGTTCGAAATTTATCAAAATGGTGTAGCACTTGATGAGAATGCTTCGGTCGTAGACCAGCAGAAACATTTTGAGCAAACTATTTTGAAAATGAATTACAAATCATTCACTCAAATTGTTGTGCTGGGGTCATCCACCTTTGTTCCTTTTATGCGCTTGCCTTTAGCAGCTCGTAGAGAAATTATTGAAGATATCCTTGACATTCAAATCTTCTCGACTATGAATGTCAATTTAAAAGAAAAAGTAAAAGTTACTAACGACGAATTAAAAGACCACGAATATAAACTGTCTCTCATTAAAGAGAAGATTGATATGCAGAAGCAGTTTATGCTCGATATTGATAAAAAGAATAAGGAAGATATTCAAGAGAAAGAAAAAAGAAAAGAAACTCTTTTGTGTGAGGCTCTAAATTATGAGACTGAAATCATCAGCAATAACGAGACAATCAACGAAAAGACCATTGCCGTTTCAGACACGTCGAAAGTTAAAGCAACGATCTCTAAGGTTGATTCGATCAAGAACAAAATTACAACCAAACAAAAGTCATATAATAAAGAAAAAGTTTTCTTTCAGCAGAATGATTCGTGCCCGACATGCGGGCAATCGATTGAGGAGCATTTTAAACAAGAGAAGATCACGCTTCTCTCGGATAAGCTTGCTGAGGTGGAGAAAGCTATGTCTGATTTGGGACAACAACTTTCCGATCTTAGAAGTCAAGAAGATACCTTTATTCTTTTGATTGATGAAATAAACGAACTCAATCTAAAGAACAGACAATTAAAGAATGACATTAACTCACTTCACAGAAGAATTGAGGAACTGGACGACGACATCAGAAAACTGCGGGATTCGGATGTCAATCAACGGGAGCAGTTTTCGATTCTTAAATCACTCAACGAGGACGGCAAGCGAATCCAAGAGACGGTTTCAGAAACAAAAGAAGAAAAAGATTGTCTCCTCACGGCGGCCCAATTACTCAAAGACTCGGGCATCAAAACGAGGATTATCAAAAAATACCTCTCGACGATGAATAAACTTATCAATGACTATCTTGATAAGATGGAGTTTTCGACTTCATTTATGTTAAACGAAAACTTCGAAGAGGTAATCAAATCACGATACCGGGATGAGTTTAGTTATGAATCTTTCAGTGAAGGAGAGAAAGCTAGGATTGATATTGCTTTGTTGCTTACTTGGCGCTCTATTGCTAAACTTAAGAATAGCGTGGATACTAATTTACTTATTCTAGACGAAATCTTTGATGGATCATTAGACCAAAACGGCAACAGTGACCTAGGTTGGATTCTCAAAACGTTTGACGAAAAGACAAATGTATTTGTAATCTCTCACCGCGATAATATTGCTGACAAGTTTGACCGCTGCCTACGATTTGAGAAGCATAAGAACTACTCATACGTCACAGAGGAAACATCAGATTAATTTATAGGGGGTTGCTTTGGCACCCCCTTTGTCGTATAGTAGGTGCAACACCGAAAGAGACCAATGCTGAATATGGAAGTCAAGGGCAACCTCGCCCGCCTGCTAGCAACCGAAAATCTCATCGTGGAGCATCGGCAGGTTGAGACTGCTATGTTTAACATCAAAGACCGTGTGCTAACCCTGCCTATGTGGGATGTGGCGTCAAGCAACGTGTACGATATGCTGGTGGGTCATGAAGTGGGTCACGCTCTGTATACCCCAGACGAGTATGGTGAAGACCATCAAGTGCCACAGTCTTACCTTAACGTGGTAGAGGATGCCCGTATTGAAAAGATGATGAAGCGTAAGTTTCCTGGTCTTGC